GGGGTGAACTGTTCCTCCTTTAGTTACATCGATCCCGACCGTGATGGTTGCCCTTTGATATGGAGGGCCCACGAATTAGGAGAGGGAGAACCTCGCAAGGATTCGCCGGCATTAAGCTTTGGCCGCGCATTCCATGCCGCTATCCTGACCCCGGAAGAGTATGCGAAGGAGTTTGTATATCTTGATGAGGGAATACAGCATGACCTGTTCCAGGAGGCACTGGCAACAGGCAGCAAGGCGAAGAAGTTCTCCCGGTCCTTGTCCACCTATAAGGCATGGATTGCCAAGCAAACCGAGGATGGCAAGACCGTCTTGGATATTGACCAAGTGGAACGGATCGGAGAAATGCAGGATTCACTGAACAGGGTTCAATCGTTGCGTGATTTCCTCGCTCACGATGACCTAGAGACTGAGCTATCATTATTTGCCAACCTTACCGACCATCGCGGCAATGAGGTCGCCTGTAAGGGAAGGGTTGATGCATTAATGCCGGGAGATCAATGCCTTGACCTGAAGACGGTCGCCAGTGCGTCACCTATGGCACTCGGTCAATTCATCCCCCGGTTTAAAATTCACGTCCAAGCGGCGTTCTATCTCGACCTGTTGAACGCGAATGCATACGACTGCGATCAGTTCGCCTTTGCCTTTATCGACAAGAGAAAGCCGCATCCGGTTACCCATTGGAAAACGCCGGACCACTTGATCGACCTGGGTCGCCGGGAATACAAGACGTTCCTCGGCTGGATTCACGATGGGAGGAAGACCAACCACTGGCCCGGGCATTCGCAAATGATTGAGTTTCCGGGATGGTTTGAAAAGATGTGTGAGGAACTATAAACCCGGGCAACTAACGCCCATAAATTAAAGAAGAAATGAGCTACAATACTTTCCTAAAATCAAAGAGCCAACTGGCGGGATCATTCGGATTCAAGCCAACATATGAACCCGAAGGGATGTTCGAGTTTCAGAAGAGGCTTCTGCACTGGTCTTTAATTAAAGGTCGCGCCGCAATCTTTGCTGATTGTGGACTCGGCAAAACTTTCATTCAGTTGGCCTTTGCTGAAAATATCCTGCGCAAAAAAAACAAGAACGTATTGATATTAACTCCGCTTGCGGTTTCGCATCAGACCGTCAAGGAGGGGCAAAAGTTTGGCATTAATGTCACCCGTTCTGATGATGGCAAGATCCCCGGAGGCGGCGCGTCTATCGTGGTTACTAATTACGAGCGGTTGCATTACTTTGATCCGAAGGACTTTGTTGGAGTGGTTTGCGACGAGTCCTCTATCCTGAAGAACTTTAAAGGCGCGACCAAGAAGATGATAACCGAATTTGTCAGGCTCATTCCTTATCGGTTATTATGCACTGCGACTGCCGCCCCGAATGACTATATAGAACTTGGCACATCGTCGGAGGCACTTGGCGACCTGGGATATATGGACATGCTCCAAAAGTTTTTTAAGGCGAATGATGGCAGCTATGCACAAGGAGGGGGCGCGACAAGTAGAACAAGGTGGTCCCAGTTTGGCGGCAAGGTCAGAATGAAACCTCACGCAGAACGAGACTTCTGGCGATGGGTTTGCTCATGGTCGAGGGCGATCCGCAAGCCCTCGGATATTGGTTGCCCGGATAAAGGATTCAAGTTGCCGAAATTGTCAACCCGTCTGCATATCGTCGAATCAAAAACAGCCAACCCTGAATTTCTTTTTGATCTTCCTGCACATGGTCTGGCCGAGCAAAGATCAGAGCGAACAAGAACAGTGGAGGAGCGTTGCGAAAAAGCGGCAGATATAGTTAATAGCGAGGATGATCAGTTTGTTTCCTGGTGCCACACCAACAAGGAGGGCGACAGTTTGGAGTCTATGATTGATAATTCGGTGCAGGTCAGCGGGAGTGATTCGGATGAGTTTAAAGAGGAGTCATTCCGGGCCTTTGAAACGGGAGAAATTAAGGCACTGATAACTAAACCAACTATTGCCGGGTTTGGTCTAAACTGGCAACACTGTCACCGGCAAACCTTCTTTCCCTCTCACTCGTTTGAGCAATACTATCAAGCAATTAGAAGGTCATGGCGTTTCGGTCAGAAGAAACCGGTTACCATTGATGTCATTAGCTCAGAGGGAGAAGCTAATGTCCTTAAAAACCTGCAAAGGAAAGCGGCGGCAGCTTCTGAGATGTTTGATAGTCTAGTTGCTCATATGCATGAGGAATTAAAAATAGAAAAACAAGATATATATACAGAACTAAACACACTACCAAAATGGCTATAATAACAGAAAACATTACCGACAAATACGCATTATATAACGGGGATTGCTGCGAAGTGATGCCAGGGATACCGGATGAATCAATTCACTTTAGTATCTATTCGCCGCCCTTCTGCGGTCTTTATCAATACTCAAGCTCGGAAAGGGATATGTCCAACTGCCGAAGCTACGACGAGTTTTTCGAGCATTATAGATTCCTTGTTGAGGAAATCTATAGGACGACCCTTCCGGGCAGATGCAGTGCCGTGCATTGTATGGATGTTCCAAGGGCCGGGGCAAATGCCGGAGGAGGGTTAATTGATTTTCCCGGCGATATAATCCGAATGCATGAGGATATAGGCTTCAAATATTGCGCAAGGTATTCCGTATGGAAAGAGCCTTTAGGTGTTCGTAATAGAACGATGGCAAAGGGTCTGGCCCATAAACAGATTGTAGATGATTCCACTCTCTGCGATGTCGCCAGTGCTGATTATCTTTTGATGTTCAGAAAAAAGGGAGACAACCCGATTCCGGTTGAGCATCCGGTTGGTCTTTTGGAGTATGCCGGATCAAGGCAGATCCCTAGTGAGTTGCAACAATGGCGGGGCCATGAGGGCAAGCAAACCGAGAACCGGTATAGTCATTGGATCTGGCGGCAATACGCATCCGCTTTCTGGGATGATGTCAGGATTGACCGGGTATTGCCGTTTAAAGAGGCGAGGGATGAAGAGGACGAAAGGCACGTTCACCCGTTGCAATTAGACGTAATTGAGCGATCAATCATCCTTCGATCCAATCCAGGAGAAAACGTATTGACTCCCTTCATGGGAGTCGGATCAGAGGTTTACGGCGCAGTTATTAATGGAAGAAGGGGCATCGGTATTGAATTGAAGCCTAGCTACTACTTGCAGGCCGTTGGCAATGTCGAGGGGGCCGAGACTTCTGGAGTTGAACAGGACTTCTGGCGTTGATCGCGGCGTATGACTCCCAGCGATCACGTTTCAAACACCGATTACCATGAATGGCTAAAGAAAGAACAGATGACCAAGCAAGAAAAGAAATCAATTGTGACCGACAAAAACAAGGCTAAACGCGAAGGGGTAGCGACCTTTTACGGGGCCGGTGGCAGGACTCTCATCAAGAAGATGGCCCAGCACTTTGAATGCCCGGGCATGGGCAAGCATTCCGGCGACATCACTGCTGCCGGTTTGATTTACCAGCTGCTGGACGGTGACCTTGATATTGTCAGGGTATCGGACGGGAAGGGGTTTTGGCACGAAGAGGGATATGATGCGCGGCCAGCCTTGATCTTTGTCCGGGAATCCAAAGCATTTACAATCTGGACAAACTGAATTAAGGAATCAATGGGCGCGATCAGGGAACTAGAACCGGAAGAGAGCTCCGGGCTTGGCAGGGAAATTTGTTCATTTCACCCTGCCGGTAGTGAACATCCCTGGTCGCGCCCAACTATTTGGAGTGCAGGAAATAGAACCGGAAGAGAGCTCCGGGCGTCATGGGTTTATGTGTTTCCCAGGTCATTGAACATTCTGCACTCTCTTTAATTATGGACCCCTACCGGATCGAGTTGAACGAGGAGGAAATTGTCTTGGCTAAAAGGCAAGCCATTGCGACCCGTGATGATTCCCGTTCCAGGAACCTTACTGATCGCAAGATGGCAAACGAGTCAGGCATTGAGATTGATGAGCGGGGAGCCGGGGGAGAGATTGCATTTTGTAAGTTCTTCCGTATGCCATACGATGAACTGCGATTCGGATCGTGCAGGGCATGGGATGTGAAGATCCCTGGCATTGGCACGATTGACGTGAAGACAACAAGAGTTCCGGGTAACAATATTTCGATTGCTGCACGTTGCGAACACAAGAAGGACCGTGCCCATTGGGTCGCCGGCATGGCCCGGGAAGGATCGTCATGGGTATTTTATTATTACGGAATGCTGGAAAGCTTCCACTGCTTCAATGGCCGGTATTCAAAGGAAGGCAGGTTTGGAGAACCTTATTTTTCTATCCCGGTGAAAAGCCTGTTTCTCGTATGAGCCGCCGCAAGCTTGATGCCGGTTGTTTCTGGTGCGACATGACAGATGGAAGCGACCCGTTTACTTATTGGATGGGGGTTGTCGAGACCGACAAGGGAGGAAAGTTTTTTCCTGTTACGTCTGTCAGGTTAAACCTTGATCAGTTCCAGGTATTCCATGAAGATGGTCGCGCACTTCGAGCAGCCTTGACAAGGCTTGCCAAAATGAAGGATATTCCTGATATACTCGACTACGAAAAAATACCATGACATCACCTTTAAAGTTTAAGACCGACATCGATGCCGCCTTCGCCTTGGCCTATCACTCCCTAGGCGCGAACAAGAATCTGTTCCGCAAACGTCACGAAAGGTTTGTGGATTTTTACGGTGCAGAACTTGAGGGGTTAATGCACACCTGTAACCGTAGGCAGCTAGACAAGACGGCCCGGGATCATTCCCCTGACGCATTGAGGCACGGATGCCGGCATATCTTTGAACTGTCCAAGAAATGGGTGCAGGGGGCAGAGGAGGCACACGAAGAGATCGATCAAATTATCGACGGTTTGTGGGACTAGCCCCAGAACCCTTGATCTATAAGGGATTCAGCCCATGAAAAAAAATACCGAAAGGTGTGGACTATCTCCATGAGTGTGCGAATATATCACTACCAACGGGAGCGATCCCAAAACCTAAAAACAAAAAAAGAAAATGAAAGATGCAATTAATACACCACTGAACATCAGTCCTTACCGTTTCCCGCTAATCTACACTGGAGATCGCTATCGTGCAGGCGTTGGATGCTTTAACACCGCCATCATTCACGATTCTACAATTGAAGGCTTTCCTTGTTTTGAATCTGTGGTGTGGCGAGGAAAAACCGAATGGCAGACTTGCACCGAAGCCCAAGCGGAGGCAGACGAAAAGGTAAAGGAGTTTAACTCCAAGTAATCACCCGCCGGGTTCCACCCCCGGCACAACCGAAAAAAAGAAAATGAAAACAGCTACCAAAAAGCAACTAATGACAGCCATTGAGAATCATCCGATGGGTAAGTATCTCTTCATTGAGATTGAAGATCATCGTCAAGACCCTTACGGGCAAGGTCGCGTCAGCTTGGAGATTGACTACGAAGGACGTATTCAGCTATATGACGCCTCATGTTATATCAGCGGTTACTGGCCTGACTTTGGAACATATCGCGGAGAAGCCTACGCTGATATAATCGAGCGTCTTAATGATCCCGGCTTCGTCAACCCCATGACCGAAGATGTTGCTGATGGGCTTGGCATTAATTTGTAACAATTATGAACGCGAAAACATACCGCAAGAACCGGGAACAACTTGGCACACAATCAGAGGCGGCCCGGTTGCTCGGCGTAACTAGGGAGACAATCAACAGGCGTGAGAGTGGTCAGAACGTGATTACCAATGAGGCAGGGATTGCAATCGCGGCATTGATAAAGGCGAAGAAATGAAAACCTTTTCCTGTTTCAGCGGAATAGAGGCGGCATCTGTTGCCATGCCTTGGTTGGATATGGTCGGCTTCAGCGAGGTCGATCCGTTCTGCAATGAGTTACTAAAACACCACTACCCGAACACAAATAATTATGGAGACATCACAAAGCAAAGAGGATGGGAACTGCCAGATGGAATTGAGTTTGTCTGCGGGGGACCGCCTTGCCAAAGCTTCTCGGTCGCGGGACTTAGAAAAGGACTTGATGACCCTAGAGGGAACCTCTCCCTTGAGTATCTTGCGTTTATTGAAAGAGCATCTCCCCGGTGGATACTCATGGAAAACGTCCCCGGAATCCTGTCATCAAACGGAGGACGGGACTTTGGTGCCATCCTCGGGGCCTTGGCAAAACTCGGGTATGGGTATGCCTACGCAACCCTTAACGCTCAAAACTTCGGAGTCCCGCAACGCCGGCGACGAGTGTTCATTGTCGGACATTCTGGAGGGTCCTGGCAACGTCCCGCAGCGGTATTATTTAACAGAGAGAGCGTGTTTGGGGATACTGCGCAGGGCAGAAAACCGGGGCAAAGAGATCCCGGCGGCACTGAGGCAGGCACTGGAGAGTGTCACACGGAATCAGGAATAGCGAAATGGGCCAAAGGCACCGGGACGATTAGAGCGAATGGGGGCAGTGTCGGTGGAGGCTCAGAGAATATAATCACGCAACAAATTGCCAACCCCCTGACTGCAAGGATGGCTAAAGGTTTCAACACCACACTTGATGAGGGGCAGACACCGGTTGTGGTAAAAGGATCGCATTGGAATCATCCAAAGGGGGTGCATCCGCGCAGACTCACCCCCCGGGAGTGCGAGAGGTTGCAAGGATTCCCTGATGACTACACCCTGATTCCATACCGGGGCAAGCCTGCTGATAAATGCCCAGACGGCCCCAGATACAAGGCCCTTGGAAACTCATGGGCAGTGCCGGTCGTCAGGTGGATAGGGCAAAGGATAATGGAGGTTAATCAGGAAAAAACCCAATCACGCAAGTCCTGATTGAGGAGCATCACGCAACGAAGGCCAGTCGTCATCCGGGCAATATAATCCTCCTCCGGCGGGGCCGGTTCGCTGGGAGGAAAGCCGACAAGGTTGGCAATCGCGTGATTCACCTCATGCAAAAGAGTATCCTTCAACGAGTCGATCCCTTGCCGTTCATTGAGCAGGATCTTCTGATGACTGGTTTCGCATCGGCCTAGCTCCTCATCACTCAGGTCAGCGGTCACGATCACCTTGAACACCTGACCAAGCACGTTGACCGACTCGACCGGGCAAGGCTTATTTTTCTTCTGCCGCGCCATCTCCTGGGATCTGGTAATAGTAAATGCTGCCAATTTTTGTCCTCTCCAGCTTGTCCTCTTTGTGCAATTTGCGAAACCACTCGGCTACCCTCTTGGGGTTGGTATTTGTTTGGGTCGCATATTCGTTGACCGTGATCGTTCCCGGGGGCCGCTTGAGTTCCCTCGGGGTATTCAGTAATTCCTGAAACCTTGCGGCTATTTCCCCGAGGGCATCGCCTTGGTCGGGTCCAGCCACTTGCCGTCCTTCGTTCTTTTTATGTTCCATAATATCCACTCTCCTGATCTGTCACAAATTACCCCATAGGCAAAACCGACTTGATGCTTGAGCCGCCGCCGATGAGTCCGGTTGTATTCCTGTTTGATGCTGCCGATCCCGCATCCGACAACGTAGCTCTCTGAATGTGCGAGGTTGTCGAGTTGATGATAATCAAAGCAATGAACGTGCCCGGTAATCGTGCTGCCCCAGTGATTGCAATTAACCTTGGCCGGATACATCGATGAAACATAACCGTGACCGATTAGCTTCGGCCCTCCTTTAGCCCCGGGGCCGGGGGGACCGATCTCATGCCATCCCTTTTCCACGTCATACTCCAAGGTTTTGCATCCGATGTGATCCAGTTCCTTTAAAATCTGGTCGCGTAATTGCTTGGCAAAGTCTACCTCCAAACATTCCCGGGCCGAGTCTGCCAGCAGGAACAACCGATGATCGTGATTGCCCAATGTCATTACCTCGGGTCTATACTCCCGGACAAACCCAATGCCGGCCTTTATGTCATCCCGCAAGGAATGCGCCCTATCAGAGTCATCGGCACCCCGGCGCATTTGAGGGAGGTCTAGAAAGTCTCCTAAATGATACCGCCTTGCTTTCGGATGGTCTTTGCAGAACTGAAGAATACGCTTTTTATAATCCGGGCAAATCAATTCCCCGTGCGTATCGGTCGCAATTATGAACTCTTTCCATGCCATCAATCATCCCCCAGCTTCTTTTTCCAAGTCTGTTCAAGCAATCGCCCATGAGTGTGCAGTTGCGTCTTGTGAATCCTTAATTCCTCGCCGTGCTTGCGTTGCTCGTCCTTGATTTGCTCAAGATTCTTTTCCATGTTCGACTGTCTTTCCTTTATCCGGGCAACTCCTTCGTGATTGCTCAAGGCTAGATCGTAAAGCCTCGGCTGGTCCCCCGAATGGTTTACTGCATTGTTCGCCTCGGTCGCCTCTCGTTTAGCTCTCCAGGCGTAGTAGGCCCCAACAGAAACAACCAATCCCATCACTGTCTCAAAAATCATTTCTAAATCTGTCGCGTTCTCAATCATTACCAATCAGCATCCCTCCCCCGTATATCGATATGAACAAAATTGGATTTTGGATAATACCCAATGCCGCCTTGAAACAATCCATCCCTTCTTGCCCCGAGTGCGACCCGGTGCAATTCACTTGCCGGCTTTTGTGGGCTTGTGCAGTCCATTGCCTTTCCTTCCTTGTGCTGACTGAGTGAGGCCCCTCCAATAGCAGCATTATATCTTTCACTCCGGTAAATGCTTAATAGCTTAATCGGGGCATTGAGTCTGTCCCGGATCTCATCGGCAAGGATCGCCAGTTCATAGATATGCGGCCATAGTCTCTTTGGAGGAGTCCCGTTTAATCCATACCCCCGGCTCCTTGTGTCATTGTGACCTGCTCCGAGATATAGGAATTCCCGGTATCCGAAATGCTGAACGCCCAACTTGCGGAAGCCTTCCGAGAATGTATCTGCCTCGGCGGCAATTTCCCTGGGGGTCGGGGGTGATGCCTTTCCCGCCAGTCTTCGCCAGAACGTCCTTTTAAGCCACCTGAACACGCCTTGAGGGGGTCGCAGTGCAATTGACTAGCCCTTGGGCTGAATCCATACCCCTGCCCCTACGCGCCGCGAGAGGACATCGACTTCCACTCCGATCACCTTGCGGGGGCCGAGGACGGTCGAGGGGTTGGATACAGATGCTTTGAGGCTTTCTGAATTAATCCCGGTGCAATTCGCAAAGAGAAGCGGAACGATTGCCAGTAATAAATATTTAGGTTTCATGGATGTGATTTCTCCAGCTTGCTTTTGTTCAGTTTGGAAAAGATGATCTCCACCAGCATCAATGCGCCGGCGATGACCACGGCAACAGTCGAATCCAATTGGTCTTGAGTGACTGCAATAACGGGACCGACAGCAAGGGCAAGCTTTGCCAGTTGTCGCTTGCCCCATCCCTCGATCAGGCTTCTGATTCCTTTTTTAATTAGTGCTTTCATAAGTTTTGATTCTCTGGGTTGATGGTTTCTGAATCCTCTCCGGTGGATAAAGCTTTTCATGGGTCTACCGATGTTTGCCAGTCGGCCGGCAGGTCGTCCACTAGGGCGGCGGTTTCTGCCGCGTTCAAAAGATTCTGCCTGCGATCAACAACAAGGGCGGCGCGTGGATCATTTGAATCCTCAACTTCGGTTGCCCAGACGTAGCGAGTGACGCCAGTGCCTTGATGGTATGCGAGGCCGGCGTCTTTGCCAGCCTCGTCGTTTCTGGCTACGGCCTCATCGTAGGTTGTGATAATTAGAAAAGGCATCAATAGATTGAATAATAACGATTAACGTCGTCCTCCAGGTCGCCGCGAATAGCGGATTGATCCCCTCGGAAATAAAGGATTTCCTGGATTCGCCCATCCCATGCCGAGCCGGCGGTGGTGTGCCTTGCCCCGATGGTGAATCCTGACATGTCATAGTCACCGGGATCTTCTCCACCAGCACTGTCTGACGCACCACTGATATGGATAGCTGTGCTTGCGCCATTGACCATCACAAACCACAAATTCTGATCGGTGTCTGCGGATGCGGTTCCCGCCCAATCGTCCGCGTGAATCTTTTTCTTGTTGTTCGAGTGTCCGACAACGTGCCTGTCATTTGAAGCGGAACCATCGCCGTCGATAAAGTAATCACTGCCCGTGGTTACGTCACTTTGGACTACGGCCACATAGGTGTTCGGCTGGGCATAGGCACTGCCGTCTGAGTGAGTAAGCATATTTCCAGAAAAGTCCAAGGCCGCAATCGCGTTTTCAGTTTTCAATACGGCGCCGGAAACTATTGTCGGTTGTCTGGCTTCGGTTGCATTGGTCACGTCGCGCCCGCTTCCGCCCTGATCTTTCCACGTCACAACGGCCGCCGATGCTACCGATCCCAGGCTGTCTGCGTCTGTATATCCTGGCGCTGCCATAAATTGGCCAAGGTTAGATGCACTAGATCCCGACGAAAAGCCAGAGACAACAGAGGTAAAGCTGATGTTGCCCAGGTCGTCGTAGTATAGGTTGGCCTCTTCATCGTCAACTGTCCGGCGGATTACAAAGCCAAATGAGCTGTAGGCGTTGAGCTTTCGCACACTATAGGCCGAATGCAGATTGGTGCCAAAGTGGTCACGAATATCGCCAAGGGAACTTGCAACGACGCCGGCGGGGATAAACATTTTTTTAGCTGATTAGATCCCCGATAAGGTCAAATTCCGGTGTTGCCCCGCCGGTAACACAAATCAACGTGGCGGCTGAATACTGACTAGCCAGCTTTCGCTTTGTTCCGACTGAATTTATTGTCACGTCGCCGTCTACTGGAGCAATGGTAACGCCTCCCGCTCCCTTGCGAAATAGCGTTAAAATTTCTCCTGCATCGAATATGCTTTTCGGAACAGTGACCGTCACCGTAGAAGCGTTATTCAGCCGCACCGTCTTCCGTGTGTCGGCTTGAACGAGGGTGTAGGTCGTTCCCGTTTGGTCGTTTTTAGTGGTGTTTAATTGGCCAAAAGCTACGGCATCCTGGGCGGCAGTCCCGTCTGTCAGATTTGTCAGTTTGTTATAATTAGCATCAGCGGCGTTTCCGAACTGTATCCCGCTAACCGATCCTGTAAGCGTCCCGCCAGCCTTTGGCAAGGCGGCGTTGGCCGTGGTCGTCGTTGAAGTTAAAACGGCGTCCCTGGTGGCCACATCCACCCCATCAAAGGTGCTGTTCGTTGTAATCGCCCCGGTCATCGCGCCGCCTGACTTCATCAACGCCCCTGCCGCCGAAACATTTGTGGCATCAGTGACATCGGCCCCGGCTTCAACATTTAATGCAGTTAGGACTTCGGCCACTGTTAAGCCCTCGACCTCTGTTCCATCGACCCTCAGAAAATCATCATCCGCGACTGCATCATTGGCGGTTAAAACATTCCCATCTGAAATGCCTGTGGCTAGGGCTTTTACGAGTGCGAGATTGGTCACCTCACTATCCATCAATGCCCCGGCGGCAGTTACATTAGTCGCATCGGTTACATCTGCACTTGGCTCGATGCCGTCCAGCTTTGTTCCATCTGCGGAAACGTCCCGCCCATCAACAGTCTGCGATCCTGAGAAGGCAATGTTTCCGGTCATCGTGCCACCCGTCAAGAGGAGTTGCCCGGTGGCCGT